GGTTTATCCTTAATTACGAAAAATTTAGAAAACAACGGGACAGGGATGAGCGGCGGGAGTATATGCGGGAGTACATGAGAAAGCGCCGTAAACAATCTGTAAACAATGTTAGCAATTGTAAAACACAGTTATCCCAAGCAGAAGCAGAAGCAGAAGCAGAAGAAAAGAATAAGAAGAGATATAATGTCCCTTTCAAGAGCATAATTTCCCATCTTAATTCCCGTTCGGGGACTTCTTATCGCCATACTTCGAAAAAAACCAGATCCCTAATCGAGGCAAGGGTGAGGGAGGGATTCACTGAGGAGGATTTTTTCACCGTCATAGACAAAAAAACCAAACAGTGGCTAAAAGACCAAAAAATGTCGGCATTCCTACGCCCCGAAACCCTGTTTGGGACAAAATTCGAGTCATATCTCAACGAAATTGTACCACAGACCGACAAAATCAAAGCCAGCCTTGAACGGATGGCTAATCCAGGACAGGCGCTGAATTGAATTTAGAATCTCAAATACTTGGTTCCGTTCTGGCAGACCAGTCCAGATGCGATTGTGTGTTCGAGCTCACCGAGGAACATTTTAAAGACCCCGCCACACGCTCTCTCTTCGCTTCTATGCGATTAATTTACGACAAGGGTATGGAGATAACCCCCCACACCATTCAAGGCCACAGAGACGCCCTGTGTGCGTTACAGGGGCAAGTCAAATCTGCGGATGGGATAAAAACTCACTGCCAAATCCTGAAGGAGAATCTGGCGATCCGAAAAACCCATGCCAAAATCACTGAATTAGCCAATGGAATGGCGAAAAAACGCCCAGAACCGGGAGTTTTAGCCGCTGAGTTGGAAAGTTGCCTATTGGAACTCATAGATTGCACAGAGGGGAAGGGGCTTCGCCATATTGATGTGGTGGGGCAGGAAGTTTTTGAGGATATCGACCAGATAATCAAGGGCAAGGAAACCTACGTCAGCACTGGATTTCGTTGTATGGACTCCAGGGGCTGGTATTTCCGCAACGGGACGATGAACGTAATTGCCGCTAGGCCCGGCATGGGTAAAACCGCTTTTGCGATGGATGTTGCCATAAACTGCCGGACCAATGTCGCCTTCTTTTCGGTCGAAATGCGCGACAAGGACATCTATGAGCGGGTCCTCGCCAGATATTCCGGGATTGGGACTGACGAAATGAAAAGCCCAAAAATACTCAAAATGAGTATGCAAACCATTATCGAAGCAAGAGGGGAGATTTCAAAGAAAAAAATCTGGATTGATGACAATGCTGGGAAAACACCTATGCAAATATTAAGCCAGTGTAAAAGGCTTATGCACAAAGACGGTTTGGGTTTGATTATCGTGGACTATATTGGAATACTTGGTTTGGAGAAAAAGACTGCATCTAGGCGGGAGCAAATAACCGAAATAAGCCACCAACTGGTCAGTATAGCCAAGACTTTGAACGTGCCGATAGTCGTACTTTCCCAACTCAACCGCGAGTGTGAGAAACGCGATGACAAGCGGCCCATCTTGCAAGACCTGAGAGAGAGCGGGGATATTGAGCAGGACGCGCAGCAGGTTTGGATGTTGTATAGGGACGCACATTATGACCCGACATTCCAGGGGGCGGTGGATGACGTGGAAGTGATTTCGCGGAAAAACCGTTCGGGGAAGATTGGGTTGATTAAGCTACATTTTGATAGAGAACGAACACATTTTTATGAATAGGAGGAAGTGATGTTGAAAGAACTTGAATACTGGGAGTTCAGAAGAATTGAGGATCGCGCAGCAACTCTTAAATATAGAATTAAGCAAAGAAAACACCAAATCATTGATATAAAAGAATATGAGATTCTAAAACAAAGGATTATAGAACATTGCCGCGCGGTTTATTCTAATAAACAGTCTGACAAATGCTTTTCTACGTGTGTTCTAAAAGAGGATAAAAACAGTGATGTTTGTCCGTATGGGGTTCCAAAAAAGGAGGAAGTGAATGAGAAACATATCATTTTTTTTAACCAAAAAACAATTCCTTGACGGAACCAAAGATGTTACTCGTCGCCTGGGTTGGAAATTTCTCAAACCAGGTGATCGACTCATGGCCGTCGAGAAAGGTCAGGGTATCAAGAAAGGCGGCCTGGTCCGGCTTGGTCAGATTGAGGTTGTGTCTGTGCGTCGGGAGCGTCTTTTGCATATTTCTAAGGAGGATGTTGTCAGGGAAGGTTTTCCGGAATTATCACCAGGAGATTTTGTACTTATGTTCTGTAGGCACATGAAAACGACGGGTAGTAACCTAGTTACTCGCATCGAGTTTAAAAAAGTGTAAAAAGGAGGAAGTGAATGAATATTGAAGATAGTGCTGGATACAAATCATTAGCCAACGCGGTTAAAAAAGACGAAACAGACAATCCCAATTTCCACGATTATCGGGGGAAATTGGATTGGATAGTAAACCGAGCTAAACATTACGCAAAGAAAACCGGTTTAGATCCTACTGATATCCTGAACTCTTGGGAAAAGGATCGAAATTATTGGTATATGAATTATTATCAAGACTCTAACCAGCCAGAAATTAAGGGAGATTTTGTGCGAGTTTTTGAAACTTTTGAAGACCTTAAGAAAAATATAAAAAAACCTGAATTCCGCTGCCCAAGTTGTGGTGGGGTTTCAACAAATCCATATAAATGTACTTGTGGTAGGTGCGATTGGAAATCTTATGGTTTGTTCGGCACAATGGGTAAAGGTGTATTTGTTTTCATCAAAAAAGAATTAAAAGGAGAAGAAATTTTCAAACCCATTGCTTGGGAGAATAATTAAGTGACCACCACCCGAGACAACGCAAAAGGCAAGTGGCGTGGTATCCTGATACACTACGGCGTTCCGGAAAAACTACTCAACAAACGCAATCAGCCTTGCCCATTTTGCAAAGGTACAGACCGTTTCCGCTGGGTGGATTATGACGGCGGTGGTGGGTATATCTGCAACCACTGTGGCAACGGAGACGGCTTCAAACTCCTGGAGAAATGGACCGGACGCACGTTCAAAGACCTAGCGAGTGAGATTGATCAGTTGCAGGGGAACATCCGGCACGTGCCGGAGAAGCCCAAGAAAGATCCAATGATACGTATTAATCAGATCAAGAGACGGCTGGTACACATATCCAAGTCCAAAGAGGTCATGGCATACCTAAATAATCGCAGGCTGCCGACAGCACCATACCTCTGGGCGCTCCGGGATGAGCCGTACTTTGTTGACAAGGAGATTGTCGGAAAGCTCGATGCTATGGTTGCACCGTTTATGAACCCACATGGGAAACTTATAAGTTTTCACTTGACGTACATCCAGAACGGGCAGAAAGCGGATGTGAGCAGCCCGAGGAAGCTATTAACACCAGCAAAACCCCTGGATGGCGGTGCTTTGCAGATTATAGGAGAGGCAGAACATCTCGGTATCGCTGAGGGTGTAGAGACCGCCCTGGCAGTGTGGCGCGATTTTCAAATTCCCTGTTGGGCGACGTACTCGGCAGGCATGATGGAAAAGTTTGTACCTCCGGTTGGTGTTAATGCGGTTACGATTTTCGGGGACAATGACGCGCTAAAAAAAGACGGCAAGACACAAGGGGGGTTCGCCGGCCAGAAAGCGGCCTATACCCTGGCTCACCGTTTAGCGGGGAAGGGTTACAAAGTGGATGTCAAGATTTACCCGGAGGCGGGAAAGGATTTTGCGGATGCCTAAGTTAGATTTGAGAAACTGCGACTGTATGGATCTCATGGCTGAGTTTCCTGATAAGTATTTTAAGCTGGCTATTTGTGACCCGCCTTATTTCGAGGAATATGGAAAAGCCAATTTTACCAAAGGAGTTTCTAGTAAGGGTATAACAGAGCGCCACAAAAAAAGTAAATATTGGGACATACCAGACCAGAATTATTTTAATGAGCTGGTTAGGGTCTCGAAAAACCAAATAATATGGGGGATAAATTATTTCAACTTTAAAGGTGCGCAGGGCGGGTGTATTGTTTGGGACAAAAAAGCGGATGGCGTACCCTTTAGTGAGGGGGAAATAGCCTACACATCAGCGCATAAAAAGGTGGTTTTTTATCGCCAATTATGGATGGGTGCCTTTTCTGAGGGTGGTAAAAGAACTGGTATTCATCCATGCGAAAAACCTGTCAGACTATACCGCTGGCTCCTGGAGAACTACGCGCAGGCCGGTGACAAAATCCTCGACACCCACCTTGGTTCGATGTCGATAGCGATAGCCTGTCACTATCTCGGCTTCGATTTAACAGGCTCAGAGTTGGACAAAGATTACTACGAGGCGGGGATAAAGCGTGTGAGGGAGGAGACTAAGCAGATTGATATGTTTGGATAATCGCCTTGACAAACCAGGGAAATAGGATAGATTAGAGTAAAACAGGAGGGTTAATGGACAAAACAGAAACATCAAATTGCGCTATCAATGTTTTAGTTATTGGGAGGGGAATATGTATGGAATAGATCATTTAGAACCGGGCATTGAAGTGCGCTATAAAAACACCGGAACGAAATACACGATACAGTACGTAAACGATGGTCTTGTCTATATATCACCATCGGATAAGTCATCTCGTACAGGTTACAATGAGAGGTATTCTGTCAGCCAGTTTCTTAAATTGTTTGATATACAGGAGGGTAACGATGATTTGGGTGTTGTTGAGTTCTGAGACAAAAACAAAAGTCAAGAGTACAGACTCGTGGCTGGATGATGAGCATTGGTGGGTCCCCGTTAAAAACTGTTGGGTTGGGAAACCACCAATCTCACTTGTTGATATCCGCCGTCCCATCCGCACCAAACAGGAACTTGACCAGTACTGGGATGAAAATAATGAGTAGAATAACCATACCAGTTTCTGATTTGGAAGAAATAATCAAAACGGAGCGAGAGAAAGAACAGGTTTATCTTTTAAATTCGGCATGGGCATCTCTTGCAAGAGCGCGCGGGAAAATAAAATTTATTGAGTTCATTTTAAAAAAATACAATCAGGAGAATCATGAGTAAGAAGCGTAAACTTGGGGGGGTTAAATGTCTAAATTAAACATAGGAAATTGTTCAAAGTGTGGGAAAAGCTTAACAGGACATCCGTGTGATTGTGATTGGCCCCCATTTAAAGACAACAAAGACCAGAAAGAATATGAAAAGTATCTCAGTGAAAAAGAACGAGCAGACCATTTAAACCATTACGCTACAGGGCCGGAAGCGATACTAAAGGCGGAGAAAGCACTAAATTCACCCGAATTAGCCGTTCTGGAAGTTGGGAAGAGTTACTTAGTATACTATAACAACGATGGTGCGGAAGAAGTAATACGACTTAACTGTCTCAAAGAGACTAAAATGTGCTATAGTGTATCTTCTGGAGAAGATAGAGATTTTGGTAAGTGCGATTGGTACATCCTTAAATCTCGCATACTTAGAGAGGCAGGAAACAATCCTGGGCACTACTATTTTCTTGAGGAATTGGAATAGAGAACGATGTTGTAGGCATA